CTGGGAGCCTTCTCTATGGAAACAACATCATATCGGGAGCCGTCGTTCCGAGCAGCAATGCCATCGGACTACACTTCTACCCAATTTGGGAAGCTAATTCACTTGACGAATGGCTCTACAACGGCGGCCCTTTCCAGCTTACCGTCTTCCACTTCCTCATTGGCATCTATGCTTACATGGGACGAGAGTGGGAACTTAGCTATCGATTAGGGATGAGGCCCTGGATCTTTGTCGCATACTCAGCACCTGTCGCCGCAGCTACGGCGGTTTTCCTTGTCTACCCTTTTGGTCAAGGTTCGTTCTCCGATGCTATGCCTCTTGGTATATCGGGTACCTTCAACTATATGCTCGTTTTCCAAGCCGAACATAACATCCTCATGCACCCGTTCCACATGCTCGGTGTCGCTGGGGTATTTGGTGGGTCGCTATTTAGTGCGATGCACGGTTCACTGGTTACGTCCTCGCTTGTGCGTGAAACTACTGAAGAGGTATCTCAGAACTATGGCTACAAGTTTGGTCAAGAAGAAGAGACGTACAACATTGTGGCTGCTCATGGATATTTTGGTCGCCTCATTTTTCAGTACGCTTCTTTTAACAACAGCCGCTCCCTCCACTTTTTCTTGGCTGCTTGGCCTGTTGTTGGTATTTGGTTTGCTGCTCTGGGTGTCAGTACTATGGCATTCAATCTGAATGGGTTCAATTTTAATCAGTCTCTCCTATCTTCTGAGGGGCAGGTAATTAACACTTGGGCTGACATTCTTAACCGAGCTGGTCTTGGTTTTGAAGTGATGCACGAGCGCAATGCTCACAACTTCCCGCTTGACCTTGCAACACATACAGCACCTGTAATTGGCTAATGACTAAAAAGAAATCAGTCAGTCTTAAGATTGGCGAACATAAGTCAAGATCTGGTGGACTGACTGCTGCTGGCCGTCGTAAGTACAATGCCGCTACTGGGTCCAACCTAAAGGCACCACAGCCTGAAGGTGGTCCGCGTAAGCGTTCATTCTGTGCTAGGATGGGTGGCGTCAAAGGTCCAATGAAAGATGAAAAAGGTAGACCTACAAGGAAAGCCCTAGCCCTTCGTAAATGGAAATGCTAAATGGCTAAACCTGGACTCTATGCAAACATCCACGCCAAGCGTATGCGTATCGCTAAGGGTAGTGGTGAGAAGATGAGGAAGCCTGGTACTGCCGGTGCTCCTACTGCTGCTCAATTTAAGAAGGCAGCTAAGACAGCTAAGAAGTAAGCCAAGTACGTTCATCCCTTCGGGGACGGGTACGCCTCGGGCTGGAACGCGCAGAGGCATTGGAGCTTACTACCATGGCTATCAAAGTTACCTACACTTATCGTGGCGTTAAGTACACGAAAACTGTGAACCGCTAGTGCGGCTTGGGGAGGTGCGATCCCTCCCTTCACTATTGACTATTGGCCGGTTACGACCGACACCCTTTAGTCATGACAGTCTGGAGAGACAGACAAAAAAACTTATATTGAATGCACATGTTTATTCGTGTGAATTCCTAAGCGCTTAGGGAGAACGTAAACAACTCTCTCTTTTCTATTGTGGCTAACACTCTTGTTACTTCGGTAGGCTCGATTAATAACACGAGCGCTACCCCTCTTGCTCTTGGTACTGCTTATGATACCAAGTATGCAACTTATCTGAAACTGTTCTCTGGCGAGATGTTCAAGGCGTATGAGTCTTCGACGATCGCTAAGGGCACTGTGCAGAGCCGTACCCTGAAGAATGGTAAGGCTATGCAGTTCATCTTCACTGGCCGTATGGAGGCATCGTATCACGAGCCCGGCACCCCGATCCTAGGTTCAGGGGATCCTCCGGTGGCTGAGAAGACCATCGTCTGTGACGACCTTCTGATCTCCAGCGCCTTCGTCTATGACCTTGATGAGACTCTTGCTCACTACTCCCTGCGGTCGGAGATCGCTAAGAAGATCGGTCATGCCCTCGCTGAGGCTTATGACAAGAAGATCTTCCGTCAGATCGCTAAGGCTGCCCGTGAAGCTCACCCCATCACTGCTGCTCCTGGTCCTGAGCCCGGCGGTAGTGTGATTAACATCGGTGCTGGTAATGAGTATAATGCTCAAGCACTGGTGGATGCCTTCTTTGAGGCTGCTTCTATTCTCGATGAGAAGAACCTGCCCAAGCAAGGCCGTACCGCTGTGCTGTCCCCGCGTCAGTACTACGCTCTGATCTCTCAGGTTGATTCTAACATCCTGAACCGTGACTTTGGTAATAGCCAAGGTAACCTGACCTCTGGTGAGGGTCTCTATGAGATCGCTGGTATCTCCATCAAGCGTTCCAACAACCTGCCTTTCCTGGCTGGTAACGTGGCTGCTGTGAATGGTGAGAACAACGATTACTCTGGTAACTTCACTAACCACTGTGGTCTCATCTACTACAAGGATGCTGCTGGTGTTGTGGAAGCTATGGCTCCCTCCGTGCAGACGACTTCTGGTGATGTGTCTGTGATGTACCAAGGTGACCTGATCGTTGGTCGTCTGGCCATGGGTTGTGGTACTCTGAATCCTGCTGCTGCTATCGAGCTGCAGAACGTCTGATAAAGGAGTTATCTAATTATGGCTAATCCTACTACCGCTGCCGGTAATAACGGTGTGAGTGGTGCTACTACTGGTATCTCCGGTGGTAACACTGCTATCCGCACCTCCGTAGCTAAGACTCGTCAGGGCTTCGGTTCTGCTGTAGCTGCTTCTACGGTTTATTCTGAAACCAAGAACCTGCGTTTTGCGTATCATCCTGTTGAGGCTGATGCACCTGCACGTAGCCGTGCTTGATTTCTAACCTTATGGGGAGTCCTTCGGGGCTCCCTTTTTTATCCCTTTAATAACACTATTGTTATGCCGTTCACCAATAACGCTCAAGCTACTTTACAAGCTGTTAATGAAATTTTATCGTGTATTGGTCAGGCGCCTGTAACCACCATTGAGGCACAGACCATCACTTATGAGGATGGGACAACTGTCGAGGCTGTAATCAACCCGGAAGTTGCAATTGCATACGAGACACTTCTGCAAGTCTCAAGGGAGGTACAAGCTGAAGGTTGGACATTCAACCGAGAATTTGAATACCCTCTCACACCAGATACCAATGGACACCTCTCCATAACTGGTGGTATGCTACAGATGGACCTGAGTGATACACTAGATAACAGTAATTACGATACCGTTATACGTAACGGTCGTCTATATGATAAGATCGCTCATACAGATGTATGGGATACCAGTAAAACATATTCAGTAGATGTGTTATGGTATCAAGAATTCCCAGATCTCCCACAAGTATTCCGCGACTACATCACAGCACGAGCTGCTACCCGATGCGCTATTCGTCTTGTTGGTGATGTAAATCTAACCCAAGCCTTGGCATCCTTTGAAACATGGCGTAGGTCTAATTGCCTTGAGTATGAGTGCAACGAAGGTGACTATACTATGTTTGGATTTAGAAAAGGTAATGGGTTCTATAACAGCTATCAACCATTTAGGGCTCTTTCACGATGACAGCAGTATCTCAACGCATCCCTTTCTACACTGGTGGTGTCTCTCAGCAAGCCGATGAAAAGATGGCTTTGGGTCAGGTAAAGGAAGCTTTGAATTGTTACCCTGATGTTACCTTGGGAATGATCAAACGTCCCGGTGGTAAGTTCACTTCTCTACTTAATGGGCTTACGGCGAGTACTGCAGATAGCCAAGCCTGGTTCAGTATGTTTCGGGATAATGCTGAGAAGTATATCGCTACTATTTCAACTAGTGGGGTTCCTAGAGTTTGGGATTTGTTAACAGGAAACGAAGCTACTATTAATTACCCAGCTGGTAAACAGGCATCCATTAATTCATACCTAACTGCTACTGATTCACGTAACATTAAAACACTTACTATTAATGACTTCACCTATGTTGTTAATAGTGAAAAGACTGTAACAGCTAAAGCTGCACCAACCTTTAACGCTAACAGACAGGCTACTATTATTGTTACTGGTGTAGACCATGATGATACTTATTCAGTAACCATTGGAGCGCAGACATTTACATACTCCACACCATCATCTAACTCTGGTAAGTTAACCTTGACTCAGGTGATGACTGGTATTGATAACGCTATCACCTCTGGGTACAGTACAAAAACTATTATTGACAACACCATTTACCTGACATTTAGTGCTGCCACTAATGTGTTTGGACAAGCAGGACCTACAGGTAAAGATCTGCGTGTCTTCCAAGACTCAGTGAGTTCGCTCTCTTCACTACCTGAGCAAGCAAAACATGATCAGGTGGTGAAGGTCAACAACACTACAGCTAGTCAAGATGATTACTATCTAAAGTTTGTTGCAGATGATGGTGTTCAAGGTAAGGGTTATTGGCAAGAAACAGTATCTCCTTCTGTAAGCACTGGTATCAACGAACAGACAATGCCTATTGTTTTAATTCGTGATTCTATATCCCCACTCACCTTTACTGCTACATTCCTAGATAGCTCGGTAACTATTAACAACCTAGCTCTGCAGTGGGAGCCTAGATTGGTTGGTGATGATGAATCGAACAGTCACCCGACCTTTGTTGATAATACTATTCAAGATATATTTCTGTTCCAGAATAGACTTGGGTTCCTAACAGAGGATAACGTCTCTATGTCCCAAGCTGGTGACTACTATAACTTCTACCATAAATCTGCTACCACCTTAAGTATTGCTGATCCTGTTGATCTAAGTTGTGCTAGCATTAAACCGGCTACACTTCGTTCAGTAACTCCTATCACCCAAGGTCTACTTCTGTTTAGTGATAGTCAGCAATTCCTTATGGAATCGGAGAATGGTCCGTGGACTGCTACTGATGTAACAATCAGGACTATTGCTAACTACGAATGTGATCGTTACCTCAAGCCAATTGATCTAGGCTCTACTGTACTTTATACAAGTAGGAACCAAAGCTGGACACGAGCGTTTGAAATCTTTACACGAGGACAACGGGAAAGCCCCTCGGTGAATGAATCTAGTAAGCTTGTACCTGAGTGGATTCCTAAAACAATTAACCACACAACAGGTAGTGCTCAAAATGGTCTTTGGGTTGGATCTGATAACACCTCTAAGTATGTCTACCTGTTTAGGTTCTTTGAGCAGGGGGATGAACGAGTACTATCGTCTTGGGTTAAATGGCTGCTTCCAGCTAATGTGATTCATACAGATATCCAAAATGATATCCTATACGTCTTAAGTAGTGATACCGCTGGATACTCTATCACCCAACATAACCTAGTTCTATCTCCAACTACTGGTGGCCTTGTTAATAGTTTGGGTAACGCTGTAGATCCTCATCTTGATTTTTGGTGTGAAGTGACTGATGCTACCATTGTTAACCCTGCACCACCTACTGCCCCTACATACGACTCTACTTCTAAGACAACAAAGGTTTATTTACCTACATACTTCGATACCACACAAGATATCAACTTTGTGGTAGGTCTACAGAAGACTGGAAGCCCTGGTACTGCATCTGGTTATACTGGATCAGTAGATGTACAGGTAGATGGAGGTGGTAATTACTTTATTATTCCAGGAGATGCGTCTAATAACTACATCTACGTAGGATACCAATATAACATGGAGCTAACCCTACCTCGTTATTACTATTCGATGGGTGAGCAGGGAGCTGACTTTACTGCAGTAACCACTACGTCTCGTATGGCATTTTATACAGGATTGGGTGGTGATGTTTACTTTAGCATTCAAGATCGCGGTAGACCTACTTGGAGAAGTATTGACGGTGCGAGGGTAGCAGATTTCTATATCGCTGATACCTCACCATTTAGAGATACCTTTGTCTATAAAGTTCCGATTTACCAAAGGCCAGATAACTACACAATGAAAGTTACTTCAAATACTCCATTCCCTGTTAGTCTGGTGGCTATGCAATGGGAAGGGCAATACTCACCTGGATTCTTTAGGAGGACGTAAATATGGCTGGATTTTTAGTACCGTTTCTCGCTTCAGCAGTACCAGCTATTCTTGGCGGCATAGCAGGTCAATCTGAGGCTGATGCTGCTAATGCGGCACAAAGGCGGCAAGATAAGCAGAACATGCTTAACTGGCGATATGGTAAGAAAAGCACAATGCTTGATTATCGTCACGCTAAAGAACAGTGGAGGATGAATCAACGCAACGATGAGACTGTCGCTGCGTGGAGAGATGAAACCAATCTATTGGATTGGAACTATAATCTAAAGATCCAAGACTTTGAATATGCCTCTCAAATGAGGCAATATAACAAGTCAAATCAAATCGCTGATCAACAGCTTACCTTCAATGCTATGGCACAGAAGGTAGCCAATGAAGCTGAATTCCGTAAACTAGAGGATTCAACGAAAGAGATTGCATTCCAAAACCAAGATCTTATCATTAAGGCTGTGCAATCTGAAGGAGCTGCTGCTGTTAAGGGTCAGCAAGGTAGGAGTGCTGAGAAGGCTGGTCAAGCTGAGCTAGCCTCTCTCGGTCGTAACCAAGCTATCCTTGCTGAATCACTCCTCAGTGCTAGGGCTGATACCCAAGCTGCTATACGTAAGATTGCTACTGATAAGTTTGGTGCTGATCTTGCTGCTAATGCTTCACGTATGCTGAAGCCTGAACGTCTACCCACACCACCGAAACCACTTACTACACCACGTACTGAATTCCTCAAGCCGCGTAAACCAACCAAGTATGACTTCGGTCCTAAACCAATTAAAGGTGCTACGGTATCTTCTACTGGATCTTGGCTGGAGGCTGCTGGTGGTGTTCTAGGTGCCGCTGCTGGTGGTATCGGAAAGGTATGGTGATAACACACAACAATAATTAAAAAATGGATCAAGTTAATTACAGAGGGTACGCCCGTAGTGTAGGTTTTGATCCTGTTAAGGCTCCTTCGGAAGGGTTGCGTCAAATGGCAGCCCGTGACGACCGTATCATACGTGGTATGGATAAGAACCGTCAGGAGATCAAACAGGTAAGGGACCAATATGGTTCAGCTTTAGAACGTAAGCTTGATAACGAGCAACGAGATCGTGATCAGAATTATCGTTGGAAACAACAACTAAGGGAGACAAGGTTCAAGGCTCAAGAAGCTAACGCTAAGATTCGCATTCAAAATGAAGTAGTACGTGGTCAGAATGCTGTATCTGCCTTAGAAAGTCTCTCTAAGTTTAGCGCCACGATTGCTGAAACTGTAACTGAGATTAAGAAGCGTCAGGATGAGGACGAATACAATAATGAGCTTATCTCTTTCATGGAAAGGGGTGGGCTGTCCTCTGAAGAGCAAACTAGTCTAGATAACAGGACAGCTCTTTTAAAGCAAGCTGGTGACACTAGCGACGAGATTGCTGGTGGTCTACAGGATCGTGGTGTAGACCCTGGTGTTGTTATTAAATTACTCACGGGTAATAAAAATAGAGATGTGGCTCGTGTACGAGTCCAATCTGAGATAGCTACTGCTGAGTTCCCAGCATACCTACAAGATCAATATGAGCAACGGGGATTGCATACAGCAGCTGAAAGAGCAGCCGCTGCGCCTGAACTGCTAAAGGAGTTTCTAAAAAAGAATCAACTCTTTGGTCTTAGGTATGACTTCTTGGGGGAGTACCTACTTAAAATGAGAGGTACTATCAACTCACAAGTTGAAGCAGCACGTAGGTCTGATGTAGCTAACAAATCCTCTATGATGAGGGATGATGCTACCAGTGAACTCATCCGCACAAAAAGTGGTGAGTCACTAACTGCAGCATTTAACACTATCTCCCGTACCTACGATTCTGACGGCAGGACTCCGATGGGTAGGGCTGCTGCTAAGAATGAGCTTTACAAGCTTCTTAGTGACACCACCCTATTCTCTAACGCTGATGTAGATCGTATCCTTAGTGAAGCACAAACTGATCAAGGTAGTTGGAAAGATAGGTTCCCTCGTGATTACGACAACCTTATCTCCCAGCGTCAAGCTGATACAGAACGTGAGTATCAAGCTAAGGATGCTGAAGAGCGTCGTGCTGGTAAGGAAGCAGAGAAGCAGCTCCTTCAATGGGTAAAGGATGAATGGGATGGTAGTGAAGAGACTCTTCAATCTATCATTCAAAAAGCTAAAGAAGAAGGTATTCCAACCGAACGTCTTCAAAGCTACCTTGCTGCTACTAATGAACAACAGAATGAAGACTTTTGGGATAATACATTCACAGAAGCTTATGAAAGTGGTACATTAGATGTAGAAGACGTGGATGCTCCTGGTATCCCATTTGAAGTACGGCGTAAGTGGAAACCACTTGCTAAGGAACTATCGGATGCCCGTAATGACTCTGGTATCACTAAAAAGGAGATTGAGGAAGAATTTAAGGGAGCACTTAAGTTTAACTTGATTGGTGATAGTACTGACCGTACACCACACGTCAGTCACATCCAAGCTACTAGTTTTGCTCTTAAAGAGTATTACAGACGTTTAAAATCATATTCTAAGAGCGGCACTATGTCCCCTCCTGAGGCTGCTCAGAAGGCACGCATTGATGTGTTGAATATGATCAATAATAAGACTGGTCCCTTCACTCTTACCACTTCTGCTGATGCTAAAGGTACTCAAGCATTCTATAATAAGTTCACCCCAGGTAATCATGCTGGTGCTCCTACTGGGCTAAGGGCTATCAATGCTGAAGCTGCTGCTGCTGAATTTGGTAAGGATCCTAGTGTGATGAATCGGGCTAACCTTGTTAGTACTGGTGTCATTGCTAGAATTGCTCAACAGCTGGAAGCAGGTATGGGAGTACCAATCCCTCCTGTGTTCCACGAATACGCTAAAGCCAGTAAAGGTAAATATACTGCTGAGGATATTGTCAATGCTCAACTTAAGAAGCATGGCTTTACTCAACAGATTCAACCGGGTGCTGTACAAGCAGTTAAGCAGTCTATTAATGATCCCCGACTTCAACGTATCTTTGAGAACAATCGTCTAACTCAAGATAACCTCAACACTGCTATTATTGGTAGCGGTAATGCTCCTGCTACTGTACGAGTTGGTACATCTGGTTTCCAAGATGTTATTGCACTTGGCCAAGCTTCTGGATTCCAATTCCCACAAGTAATGGCTGGTATGTGGGCACTTGAAAGTGGATGGGGTAAATACCACTCTGGTAAGAATAATGTGTTTAACATTAAAGATTACAGTGGTGGTGGCACATTGATGAATGGTAGTCGTTGGCGTGATTACGGCTCTGTGTTGGAATCAGCTCAGGACTTCACTGAACTAATGAAGGATAAGCGTTATGCTCCTGGTCTAGCTAAGGCACGTACTCCACGGGAAGCAGTACAAGCTATTGCAGCTGCTGGTTATGCTGGTGGTGAGTCTGACTATGTAGACAAGGTTATTCGTGTTATGAAAGGTCAAGGTGTTAACGTCGATCAACCTTTCTCTGCCTCTAGTTCACCTACCCGTAACCAAGGTCACATGACACCTACTCTTGCATACATCACTGGTGATATCGGACCTACATCTACTGGTGAACACTTGGATGTGAAGCAAGTTGGTGGTGGTCGTTTTGCTGAGAATGCTCTAGACAATTTTGTAGAGATTGCAGATCCTGAGTTTGGGCGTATTTCTCTTGGTGATCTTAAGAAAAAGCTACCCGGTAGAGGTGATAGTTTTGATCAGCACGTAGCACGTGGTTCACATGGTATCGACTATCCTACAGCTAAGGGAAGTAAATTATTTATTAAGAACGGAGCACGAGTTGTGTCCCGTACAGCAACTGTTCATGGTGACAAAGTTGTTATTCAATTGCCTGATGGCAGGCGTTTCAGTTTCTTACATGGTAAAGCTACATGACACAAACACCCTTTTATACTGATGAAGAGCTGGAAGCCTATGAACAACAGGTAACACCAGCTGAGGCTAGTACTCAAACTCCTGAGACTATATTTCGGGAGAAAACACCAGAGGAGAATAAAGCCGCTGGTAATGTACAACCTGTTAAAGGTCCTGAAGCACAAGCTACTGCACAACCTAAACCTCAAGATCCTACTAAATATAAACAGGGTTCTGGTTTCATCTACGGTAGTGGTGACCCTGGTGCTACTCTTGGTGAAGATGTAGGAGCCTATGCTACTCGTACTATTGAACGTATGGGTGCTCTCGGTATGGGTCTTATTGACTTCGGTATGGATGGTATTGGTCGTATTCCTGGTGCTCAAGGTATTGATGATGCCTGGGATAAGTACACTAAGTTCAGCAATCCAGCTATTCAAAAGGTAAGAGAAGCTGCTTCTATTGTCCTTCCTTCCATTATTGCAGGACAAGGTGCTGTAGCTGGTGCTAGTAAGTTAGTCGGCTCTGGTGGTCTTGCACGGGGTCTTGCTGCCCTTGGTCTTACTACTACTGCTGATGTTGGCATCAACCTTATTAGTGACCAAGCTGAGCGTGATGAGACCTTAACTACCTTTATCCATAAGACGGCTCCTTGGATTCCTGTTGTTCCTGGTCTGATTAACAAAGATGGTGAATCACCAGAAGTACGTCGTCAACGTAACATTTATGAATCAGGTGCGTTGAATGTTGTAGGTGATCTTCTTGGTTATACTATCGAAGCTGTGAAGGCTGGTAAGCGTGGTATCATGCACTGGTTTGAGCCTAATAATGCTACTGCTAAGGCGTACAAAGCTGAAGAGATTACCAACAATGCTGACCCTGCAACAGCTGTTCGTCTCTCTGAGATTGAGGGAGAGAAGGAAGTTATTCAACAGCAAGCTGCTCAGTTAGGTCAACAAGCGTTGGTAGATCCTATCAATGGTCCCGCTTTGACCATTCAAATGGATGAGGCTATGAGGGCCGCTAAGGCGCTTGAAAACGAGAGTGTAGAGCTTACCACGGAGTACGCCTCTAAGGGCTATTCTAGGCTCACAGAGGACCCTCTGGAGAGCTATGTGGAGCGTATGCAGACTAGCCGTGATGTTCAGATTGATGAGATCGGTAAAGGTCGTTACTTTGATGCACCTGAAGGAGAGGCTGATGCGTTCATTACCCGTAACATGTTCCCCGAAGGTTCTACTGCTACGTTGAGTCAATCTCCTGGTAATGTAGCCCGTAACATGGCTGACACTACTCACATCAAAGAAGTGTCTTATGGTAATGGTAGTCCTGCTCCTATTATGTCTGAGCGTGCTTACTACGACATTGCTAAAGGTAATACTACCACTCGTGATATCATCCTAGATATTGCTGAGAATGCTCGTAAGGCTGGAGACTTTGATGCTATAGTAGATGGGTTCCGTTACACCAAAAAGCACATGTCTGAAGGTGCCTGGAAGATCTACCGCGATATCGTTATTCCTGATGCAAACCTTGAAGACATAAAGCGTGTCTTCATGGATAACCGCGACGTTAAGAACATGCTTGACGGTCGTAAGATTACCTATGTCAATGAGATGCAAGCTGAGGCTATTGCCCTAGCTCTTCGTGATCTTACTGATAAGTACATTGGTCGGTTGTCTGCTGAGACTTCGGCTCGTGCTATGGATACTGTAGCACGGGAAGCTACTGACTTTGCAGAAGGCTACAAGGCATTCCCAGAGACTGCTGATTATGACCGTGTTACTGAAGCTCTTGCTGATCGCATGGGTTTCTTGATGACTGAGTTTGGTCTTAATAAGTTCATTGCTGGTTGGTCTCTTAAGAACCACGATCGGTGGCAGAAGATGGTGCAAAAGGCGCCTGACCCTGCAGCTGCTCTTAAAGGTTACTCTAAAGAGTTGGATGAAG